CTGACTTTGGTTTAAGTCTTAATGAAATAGGGGCGCAAACTCAAGACATTATTCAATCAACACAAGATGATATATCTAAAGCAAGATTTGATGCTCAACAAAGAAAAACAGAAATTCAAAATGAAAGGCAATCGCTTTTAAATAGATATGATGCTTTAATGGATACTGCAGGAAATGAACAAGAAAAAGCAAACTTAGAGTTAGAAATAGCTTTGAATGCTATAAAAGCAGAAACTGAAGCTTCAATAGGAGCTGGAGGAAGTTTACTAGATGATTATATTAGTACGGTATTAACTGGGTTACAAGAATTTGATGCTGGTGAAGTAGGTGACCAATTTGCAAACTTAAGTGATGACGAAGATGCACCAGAGGGATATCCATTTGAAACAGAACCAACTAATTGTCCAGAGGGTTTTGCTTCTGAGTCTATTACTGTAACAGTAAACGCTGATGATGGCGGTAGCGATATGGTAGGTGGCGAATTAGTGCCAACAGCAACTAAAACTTTCTGGAGTGAGTGTAAACCAGAAGGCACAGGTGGAGGAAGCGAAGAAGGAGTCGACCTCTTTGACGCATTGAAGAAGTCTTCTCTTGATACTACTGTTGATACTGCTGAAGAAAGATATGGAGATTTAAGTGGAACTGAATCACAAAGAGCGACATTTGGAGGTCGAGGTTACAGAGGTTAAACAATGAAAAGAATGAAAGATTATGACCCAAGAAAAATGATTTTAAATGCTTATATGAATAAACATAAGTCTTGTGGTGGATGTCAAAGTCGTTGGAAAAATATGAAACAAAAATTTAATTGGAACTCACCGCCTAAAGCTTTACAACAAAAAGCAAAACATAGTGGTGATTTAAATGATTTAATGAATATGTTATGGGAGAAACAAAATGGCTAACGGAGCAAAAGCTTTTGAAACTGGCACTAGAAGTGCTTTAACTGAATTTTTAAGTCAAATCGCACCAAAAATGTTGCAAGATACTTTACAATACGATAGACAACAAGAGTTGTTTGAACGAGAATTAGAAGAGAAAAAAAGAGTTTCTAATGAAGAAAACGATAAATTTATGTTAGGTCAATTTATGAAAATTAGTAATATTGACCAAAGAAAGGCGGCTATAAATGCTTATAACCCTAGTTCAGAATTAGGAGAAAAACAACATATTGCTTTTAAAGATGTAGTAGAAACATCTGCAGATAGATTAGCAGACGCAAATGCTTTTTTAAAAGGTTATCAAAATATGATAGGAGAAAAAGCAGAAAACTTTGTTTATAAAGGTGTAAAATATGATAGAGATTCAGGTCTTCATGAACTAGAAGTAAGGTTAGGTAATTCTGTAGAGCCTCAAATAAAAGGTATGTATCAAAATTATCTTACTTCTACCAATATTAAAGATAAAATAACAAATCAAAACTTAGCAACTGTTTTTAAATCGTTTTTACCTGAAGAAGCAGGAACAGCAATAGACAAGTTAGCACAACAATCAAATATGAGTTCTGACCGTTTTAGTCAAACAGCAAATTTACTTATTTCAACTAGCCAAGATG